ATCAGCTTCTCTTTGATTATGATAGTATGTACCAAGTGAGGTAGCACGGTTAGACTCTCTATCCCATATCTCCAGAATCTTTTCTGGTGGAATACCAAACCACTTTGACTTTTTGCTTTTAGTTACTTTTTGAGCAATAGCTTTTGCATCAAATGGTTTTTTAAAGTTGGAAACAAGTGATGTTACACTTATCCAGTTTATGTCATCTGCCTCAATGCTTTTGTAGCTATGATCAGCAGCATTAAATACTATACTCATAGTTTGTCTAATTCATCTTCTTCTTCTTCTGATAACAAAGCTGCCCATCTGTTGTCTGGACAATCAGAAGATAATGCTCTTGTTTTAAATTCTAGAGAGCATCCGCATAGTGAACAGCATGGTTGTGTTCCTGCTACTAAACACTCTGAACCTTCTACATCTTTGTAGATACATGCAGTACATATATTCATACGTTCTGATGCTACTTCCTCTACAAACTCATCACGGATAATAGAATTCTTAATTCCCTCCATTATCTGCTTCCGGTTCTTCCAGAGATCTTTCAGTTTTCCTGCCATCTTTAAATTTTTTCTTTTCTTCTAAATACTCTACTATATCTTTTTTTGCATTATAGAGTTTATCCAATCTTTGTTCTACTAACTTAAGATTATGATAATTCTTAAATGTGTCTCTGTTATAATTCTTCTTTGCTGACTCATGTTTTTTTATCATCATATTTACAGCTTTCTGTTTAATGATAAAGTGTCCTAAACCTGCCAAGTTTATATTTATATGTTCTAAACTTGATAAATTTCTTCTAACCTCTTTATAATAAAAACTAACAATATCATCAACTAATGTCTGAGGAAGATCAAGTTCTTCTGCTACTTGCTTAATTATTACCTGCGGTTTCTTCGGTATCATGTCCTAGGAATTTATAATCAAGCATTACTGTACCCTCTGTCTGTATCTTCAAAGCAGGATTAACCATAATAACCTTTTTGTTATTAGGATCTTTTACCACTAGGTTATTCTTCTCTGCTTTGTTAATACAGTTGCGCACAGTTTGCGGAGTCTTAAAAATCCAATCTTCTTCAGCTGAAGCATCATAACAAAAGTGTGTCAGCTCAATAGGCTGATTGAAGCTAAGTAAAGTAAGACAGTTTAAATCAGACTCACTCACTGTTATACGGTTAATATAACAGTGAGTTAATATCTGAAACTTAACTACTTCCCACTTAGGCATCCGCACACGCTTCTGTACTTGATTTACTAAAGCCATGGTTATGATTTTTTAAGCTTCCTTTCTCTTTGAATTTCTTCACGTAGTTCTTCTGGTGATTCTGACTCCTGTGGTGGATTCATCATCATAGCATATTGAATTTGAAACTGTGCTCTTTTGAACCTAGCTTCATCAATCTTCATTAGAAGCTCTTCATGCTTGTACTGCGCTTCTAAGTATGGAATTGATTCTGTGTAGAACTGCAGCATTTCTTCTTTTCTTGCCTGGAGTTCTTCATGTGTGAGCTCTTGCTCAGGTACTGTATTTTCCATAATTACTGTATTGGTTTTAGCAAATATACAATAAAAGTTTAAACTTGAATTATTTAAAAACAAAAAAACCCAGCAAGTTAGTCCTGCTGGGTTAAAGTAATACTTTAAGTATTATCGGCTGTTAGGCTTGTAACATTTCATACCTTGTCTACAAATGTTACGCTTGTTATACATTGTAGCTTTTTTAGATGCCTGAGCTCTTTTCTTTCTTTTGCCGTCTCCAAGTAACAGTGAACTTTCACTTGATCCTGAAGGATAAAAGTTGGAGATTATATCTCCACCCATATCATATAGTCTTTTATTCCCGTACATGTCTATCTATTTTTAATTGTAAAATTCAAAACTGTTATCATATAGAAGTCTCTAGAAATATCAACCTCAATAGTAAAGAAATCTACAACACCTAGTCTAAGTCTGATAGCAAACTTATCCCAATACTTTTGCTTTACTGTCCAGTTGTTTCTAAACTTCATATTACTCTTTTATTTCAAAGTGCATCCCAAATATAGGCTTTTTATGTTTTATTGACCATGATACAGATGAGTAATTAATTTTTAATTTTCTTGCTGCCTCAGACATAGAACCATACTCTATACCTGTTTCTATACAGATAACAGATTTACTTCTATTATGATCTTTTCCAAACTTTCCCTTATAATGTAAAGGCCTATATGTTTTAAGACCTTTGTCATACATATGTTTAATGTTTTGGCTTCTTGTGCACCACTCAAGATTTGATAAATTGTTATTTAACTTATCACCATCTATATGGTTTACTTGCTCCAAGCAATCATTATTTGGTAAAAAATGAATAGCAACTAACCTATGTACTGATAAAGATTTTTGTTTACCATCTTTTTTTAAGACTATCATTTTATATCCGGAAGTCATTATTCCTTGTTTTAATTCTTTTCTTTTTCCAAAACAATTACTTATTACATTACCATATGATGATATTTCATACACACCGTCATACCCTTCTATTGCTTTAAATATTTCCATACAACGAATATACAGAAAATATTTTAATTTCACAATGCTTTATCAAGAAGAAATTTCGAAGTGCATCCAATCAAAATCTTTCTCTCTACCAAGAGAAATAAAGCCATGCTTGTAGAATATATCTATCATAGCCTTATACTCTGGTCTAGCAAATCTTGCTGTTCTGCTTGTCTCCTTTAGAGTATTCCTAGCAGGATCAAGATCTATTGCTATTCCCCATGCATGCTTACTCCATGCAGAACCTCCACGCATTTTACGGTAATTAAAGCAGCCACCATATAGATCTATTCCTAGCTCTTTAATTTGTGCTGAACCATAGTGGGAGAGTATATCATTAAATACAGCAAGGAGTTTCTCTGATATATCCTTATGACATCTTACTCTAGTTACAGTAGTATCTGTATCCCATGCTATACGTAATGGATAAGGGCATATAATAGTTGTAAGATATGCTGCTCCTGTTTCAGTAGGAGTTCCGTATTTCTTTAGTGCTTGTTGTGTAGTCAACATATTACATTGCTATTTCATGAAACTTGTTGTGCTTGCACCACTGATAAAAATCTTCCGGTGACATTCTATATGCTTCTTCAGCATCATAAACCCAAGCAACAAACTCAGAGCAATACATGCGTTCTGTTGTATCACCTTTTTCTTTCCACTTGCCAGTAAATATTTTGTGTGGTTGACGGATTACTAGTCCTTCTATATCATAGCCAGTATGACCTATCTTGGTCATTGCTTTCTTGCTGAGTGCCTCGCGATCAAGCTTACCACTAGCCCTATGAACAACAATATCATAATCATATTTCTTCTGCCATTCGTCAAAAGGTCTTACATTAACTCCGTCTGCTTGTGCATCTATTACGTATGGTTGTCCCCATATTTCAATAAATAAAGCAGTGTGAGAAAACTGAGATCTTGTAAATGCTTTAATGATTTTACTAAGAAGTCTTTTACCTGTACAATGTAAGACATCACCTGTTTTTAATCTAGTTAAGTTCATCTTTTTCTTCTTTATCAAATAACTTCTTTAGTCCAAACTTACTCTTTAACAATTGGACTAAAGGCTTTGGAAGCATACCTATTGCTCCCAAGTTCTCAAGTAAAGATACAAAATATACTGAATAAAACCCACCTATTACTAATCCTGGTAACCATGTGTAGACAATATTGCCTTTTGCCATGTTCCAAGATATGTGTAGTATATAAGCTGTAGCTACAAAGTATAATGGCATCCGCCATATTTTAAAGCTAACAAATCTTTTAGTTACTACAGCTTTTGTAACTCCTGTAATCCAGTCTGCTCCCATTAAACTCCAAAGAGTAAATACCGCAGCTGGATCATTCCAGATATAGTGAGTTACAAAAGAAGTAAGTCCTGCTACAAAAGCTACTAAACCATTTAACATCCATGACTTAGCACCAATTAGGGAATCAAAAAAATCTCCTGGACTTGTAAATCCTATAAATCCAGATGTAGCTTCTTTTTCCATTTTTACTATATATCAATTCTCTACTATATAATATAAGTAAAAATACTTAATAATCCTATTTCTCTAGGTCTTTTTTGTCCTCTACAGTAAGTTGGGATAAGGCTGCTGTTACACCACCAACTGCTACAAGATACCCTCCTGTAGTTACAAGAGCTACTGGTAAAGCAATAGGTGCTGCAATAATAGCTGCTCCTACAGCTCCCGCAACAATACCTATACGCTGAACCTTTTTCCAAAATGTAGGAGTTTTAGCACTCCATCTGTCTTTAAGTGTTTTCATAATTAAAAGTTTACCGGTTTTTCAAATGTTTGCTGAATAAGAATACCCGCATTTCCTTGAATAGTTGCCGTTGTTCCACTATTGTTATAGAGTGCCACATAAAAACCGCCTGTTGCAAATGG